TACCATAGATCGTGCCTTCAAGAATATATGTTGAAACACCGATAAGTTCTGTATAAACGTCACCATCTGCAGCTCTTGTTAGTGTATATGTGCCACCACCAGTATCGTTATAGACATAGATACCATCTTCTGATTCAGTAGTTTGGTTAATTAATAAGAGTCTATAACCATTATTAGAACTTGTTAAAGCAGCATGACTATCAATAACTAAAGTGCTAGTAGAACCGGTTAAAGCAACGTTTGTATTTGCAAGTAAGTTAACTGATGACTTCCAGTTTAATCCTGTAACTGCATTGTCTACATAGTATCTAGTTGCAGCATCTTGTGGATTTACCGGATTTGCAAGGTTACTGATTCTAGCTGAGTTAACATCAACTGTACCAGTACCGTTTGGATTAAGTGAGATATTACCATCAGTATTTGTTGAACTGATTTCATTACCATCAACTCGAATATTATCGACATCTAGTTGTTGTAAACCAGCAAGTGATAATGAAGTAGCACCAAGAGAAACTGTTGTAGTACCAAAAGTTAAACTTGAATTTACTAATTGACTATTATCAACACCGCCAGTTTTAATAGAAACTGCGCCAGATGTAACACTGAAATCACCTGAATCGAAGCTTGCCACACCTTTGTTTGATGTAGTAGCATCTTCAGCTGAAATAGTAATTGTGTTATCAGTTACTGCTGTATCAATACCTTCTCCACCAAGAACTGATAGAGTATCTGTTAATAATGATACATTGTCTGTACCAGAATCACCAGCGATAGGTAATGTTGAAGATACAGAAGCTGTAGTAGCATTTGTAATTCTACCTTGAGCATCGATAGTTAATACAGGAATAGAAGTAGAAGCACCGTATGAACCTGAAGTTACACCAGTATTAGTTAATGATAGATTAAGTGCGCTTCCTACATCATTGTAAGATGCTGAAATACCTGAGTGAGTAGCTGCTACTGTAAATTGTTGACCAACGATATCTTCAACACGTTCAGCATTTAAAGTAACTGCACCAGATGTTACTGTAAAGTCAGTACCGTCAAAAGATGCAATACCTTTATTTGATGTAGTTGCGTCTTCACCAGAAACTGTTGTAGTACCTGCAGTATCATCGTAAGTAACATCAATACCTTCGCCGGGTACGATTGTAACTGATGTTGCGTCTTGGATGTATTCTGTTAATGAGGTACTTGTATCACCGATATAGACATTAGTAATAACTGTCTTACCAGAACCGTTAGGAGTAATATTGATATTACCATTAACGTTAGTTGAAGTAATATCATTACCGTTTAATTGGAGATTATCTACATAGAAATCATCGATCTTACTATTAGCATCAACAATAAGAGCTGAAGATGCTGTAAGAGTACCAGGAGTATGGTCTAATTTATCAGTAAAATACTTACCACCGATAACTAGATGGGCTGCAGCATCTGGAGGAGAACCTGATTCTGTTCCGATACCGATGTATAATCTACCACCGCCGGCTACGCTATTATAATCTGCTGCTGAGTAGGCTAATTCGCCTGCTACCAGAGCGGCTGGATTTCCTGCGGTCTCTGATCTTTTAATTCTGATGTATGATGCCATTTAAAAATGTCCCCCGGTTATATCTTGCTTTTCTAAAAATATTGTTGACTTCCACTTTAAAGCTGTGGCATCGTAAACTAATACGGATCCGTCAGCCAATATTGTTGTATCAACGTCTGTGATATCACCTAGATTACCTGTGGTCGCAGATAGACCTTGAATACCAACAGCAGATACCTCTGCTACTTGTTCGGTTTCAACGGTTACGTAAATATCGTCTGCCATATTAGATCTTCGTAATCTCTGGTGTTACTATTACAATACCTTCTGATACTCTTTGTTTCTCACCTATAGAAGAGGTAATCTCTATGTCATACATATATCTACCAGCCTTGATAGCAGCTGACTGAGTATGTGAAAGTGTTATTCTTATCTTACCAGCCACCGCTGAGTAGATGGTTGGATTTAAACTATATGCTGTTGCCGATGCATATGATTTTCTAATCTGAGAGGCGACAGTATATCCTGTAAGGTTTAATGGCAATCCATCTGAGCCCTTACATGTGATAATCGCACTAAAAGTTGAACCTGCATCTATGTATAAATTTGTTATCGCAGCCATTTATTATTTATAATAGTTAAAATGTGTATGTTAGCCGATTTACATAATTATTTATCTAGAAACTTCAATGCCGGCTTGCGTTTATATCTACCAAATAAACCATAAAGTGTCTTCATGGGGCATCTTGGTTGATAAAATTTAGCATCTGTAGCCGAAGCTAGGATGCTTTTTAGATCTGCTGTTAGGTCAACTTCTCTTATATTGACCACATCAGACGGATCTCCAGTAACGAATGTCAGGTAGAATAATGGATCGTCCTTTTTGATCCTTATCTCTTGTCTTCGTTGCTTTAATTGTATAGCAAAGTCTAATGGTCTCCACCAGTCACTTATCTTAAATCTACCTGGTACGACCCTAAAATCTTGTTGGTTCTCTTCAAACCATGGAGCAGTTACAGTCATCTCCACGTTCTTATCTTCAGTGACAAACACCTGATGGTAGTTTATCGACATGATAGGCTGATCGGTATCAGAATACTGACCTTTCCTCATATTATAAAAATCAAATGGTTGAACATGAGGAGCTATAAAATCTATAGTCTTCTTATCAGCATCTACTATAAAATGAGCATCAAATGGAGATCTGACTATAAATGTATTAAGCGCAAGATCTCTAGTTGCAGGACATAGTTTATATCTATGATTTCCTGCTTTCATATGTGTTTCATATACACTTATAGGTTTACTAGCAAAGAATGCTAGACCTCTTTGATAATCAGATTCTAAATATGGAGCCCAACCAACTGTCACTTTACTCATTATGCGTATTCAAACCATCCTGTCATAATATATTTATCTTGACCACTGAGGACAGGATTTCCTCTATGGACATGTGTAAAGTATGCAGGGAATATAACAACCTTACCAGCTTCTGGTTTAACTCTGATATTCTGATGTAGGAATTCGGTTTCTCCTCCTTCATCGATGTCATTTAGGTAAACTATATAAGCCATGACCCTTCGCATACTATTTGTGCCACTATTTTCTATATGAAACTGATGATAACCTCCGTTATCTTTAGCATCATATCTTTGTATCTGCCAAGCTGTAACTATGTGACTATCTAAATAATGTTGTATCTGCCAGTATTTTTCCATGTAGAGATTATATGATTCTTGAAGATAGCTATTTGTTTCATGTAATAGATCTCTGTATATATGATAAACGCCTAGATCTACATCTGTACTATCTTTAGCAGCTCTTATAACTCCTGAACTAACTCGTCCTGGAACTGTTTTGTTTAATTGTTGTAAATCTTTATGAGTATCTACAAGCTTTTTACATAATTTTTTTGGAAAACATTCCGGAACCATTCCAATAAAATCTAAAAATTGTGGTTCTTTCTTTTTAAATATGCTCATTCTAAAAACGCCTTAATCGTCAAAGTATAACGAGGTACTGGAGATAATACCGATGGACTTCTAGCAGAGTGAGCTATATTAGAATCAAATACTACAGCTCTACCAGCTTTAGGTATTACAGATTTTTCAATCTCAGTCAAATCATCATTAAAAAAATGTAGTTCTCCAGCCCAATCTACATGCCATTGTGTATTGATAAACATTAAAAATGACACAGCATTATTTGCATGATGATCAGAATGGACCGCAATAGGTGTATATGGAAAATAGATATTAATGTAAGAACGATCTATCTTAACATTCTTATTATAATATTTTTTAACCAAATCAGCAAATACTACATCAAGGCTAGTCCTATGAAGTTCTTCGTCTGTTAAATTAGAAACAAACCTAGATAGATCATATGGATTAACTGAAGATGATACATGCCCAAATGAATACATGCTATTTTTACAAAAATCAAACAGCGCTTCTTGACTTCCATAATTAATAACATTATCTACTACGTATATTTTTTCCGTTTTTGATGTATGACCAAACATATTGTAATCTTTCCCAAGTTGTTAATTTAATTTCAGTTCTATACGGATCCAGAGGAAACTTCACATCATAAGGACTAGAGTATTTCTCTGGTAAATCTCTTAGTTCCTGTCTGTACTTCTTAAATCTCTTTTGCATTACTTTATCTGGAAAATCTGACATCTGTGTATAATCAGAAAGATTTAATGCAGTATTTCTAGTATTTATAACACCATTCCAGGCGCGCTTTAAATTCATAGCATCATTAGGATCATTTGATTCTGGTTTAATAAATTGTTGTGTTGATGGATTGTATTCATCAAAAATTTCAGGTTTTGGATTATATTCAGTCACATCATGATAATAAACGCCAGGCCAACCTAATGGAGCTTCTGGAGCTTCAAACACATATCTGACTATACCATAAGAAATCTCAGCCCAAGTTCTCATAGTTACCAGGTAATAGTTACTCTTCCAGAATTTCCAGCATTTCCAGCAGAACCACCTGAAAAACCATTATCAATTCTAACACCAGGTGATCCACCTGAACCGCCGTTTCCAAGGCCTCCGTTACCACCAGATCCTCCTGAACCGGCTGGTTGGACATTCCATGACGCACCACCTCCAGCATTTCCAGCGTTTCCACCTATAACTCCAGCTCCTCCTGCTCCGCCAGCTGAAGCATTCTTAAATATACCTGGACCAGTAGTTCCACTTGTTGCTGCTGGTATAGTTATTAAACTTCCAACATATGTTGTTCCAGCGCCGCCTCCTCCACCGCTTACTGGATAAACTCCTCCACTTCCACCTTGAGATACTTGTACATAATGAGTAGAACCACCAATAACTGAAGCTGTAAAATTTTGTGTACCAGAGCCGCCTCCACCTCCGCCTGCGGTATATCCAGGAACGTTGTCAAAGCCATTTGCAGCTCCACCTCCACCTCCTCCGCCGCCACCTCCGAGGATAGTTCCACTTATTTGATTAACACCCATTGGAACGGTGAAATTACCTGAAACATTGTAGGTTTGCGAACCAGGTCCTGGATATCCTGCATGGACTTCTCTCCATACACCTGCGTCTTTAACATATATTCTATTTGAATCTTTCCAAACACCAGAAACTTTTATATATGCATTTGTTACAAGTCTCCAGGCGGCTGAATGTTTGATATGTAATGTCATATTATTCCTTTGGGATACTGCTTTTAATTAATTTAATCTTTGATGATATATGTTTAAAATCATCAGGTAAAGGTTCACCATTAGCAAGAGCTTCTACAGCATTAAATAAAGCTCCTAGTTGTTCGCCTATATCGATGTTTTTTAAGTATTCAAGTTTTCTATTTTCTTTATAACCGTTTCTTACTTCCCACTCTTTATTTATTTCATTCCATTTATAGTTAACTCCAAATGATTCTATGTATACATCTTTTGGAGGAGGACATGGTACTTCTTTCATTCCTTCTAACAAATGGTCATATATACCTAAATAATGACCATAATTATTAATGGTATGTAAAAATTTTTTAGGTAAATTTGTTTCTAATTCTTCGTACCTGACTACATCTGGTAATTTTTTATATTCTTTTAAAAAACTAGTTAGATAGTCAGGATCATTTAATTTTGATAGAAACTCTTGGATCAATTTAACTTCATCATAAGTTAGATTTTGATATACTAATTGATCCTCTAACTGTATAACTTTCTTTAAATTATCAGTTTCAGGTTCATAGTATAGATACTTAAAGCTAAATTCTAAAGAAGGAAGTGCTTTTAAAACATATACTACATTATTGACTTTAACTTTAGTTTCACTAGGAGATACAATGAGCATTTACACTATCCATTATTAAACGTATTTGTACCAGATATCTCCGTCACTGCCTCCAGTTGGATCACCAGTGGATACAGTTTTTGCTCCTTGTGAGTTTTGTCCTGTAGTTTGTACATATGAAGTTACGTAACTTTGAAGAGCAATTGTTCCATCAACATCAGGGACAGTAAGAGTTCTTGTTGATCCAGTAGTAATACCTGATGCCTCAAATACAAAAGCTTTTGTAGTATCTGTATTATCAGTCATGGTAAATCGATTGTCTCTAAATGTTTGAGATCCTGTCCATGTAATAGTACCTGATGAAATACTTACTGATCCTCCTAAAGAAACTGCATTACCATCAATAGTAATAGAACTGTTTGTCAACTTAGAATTTGCAATAGAACCTGCCAACATCGCATTAGTAACTGTACCAGTATCGCCAGTAGTAATTACTGTTCCAGTTGTAGAAGGTAATGTAACTGTATGGCTGCCTGCAGTAGCAGGAACTGTAAGTGCTATGCTACCTGAACTTGAGCCAGATATAGATAAAGTACCTGTTGTAGGAATAGTAACTGAACCAACAAGAGTAGTTGCTGTAACTTGACCTGCAGCAAAATTACCTGAAGAATCTCTAGCAACGATAGTAGATGATGTATTAGTTGACGCAGATGATAGACCATCTAGTAAGTCTGCATCTAGACCAGAACCAACACCATCTACAGTTTTAATCTTCGTTAAAACGTCAGATGCTGTATATGAAGACGAAAGAAGACGATTACCGATATCTGTATTTAGAGCGGTAAAGTTATCATCCATCTCTGCTATGGTTAGAGGGGATCCTTTAATACTTCTAAGTGTTATTGTTGCCATTTTTTATTCCTAGTTTTTATTCTGTTAATGGTGGACAGTTATTACAATCTTCTGCCACTATGTTTTCCATGTCTCTTATGTATCCTAAGTCTACTAAAGACCCGTCTATTACTTTTAAATGCTTACCTGTATAATCAGTATCATCATCAAACTCTAACACGTCAAAGTGCTCATCTAAGTTTGGACTTAGTTCCATAACATTTCTTGGATCTTCTGTGCATGTCAATTTTACACAACCAGTTTCTCTACATGCTATAACAAACATATTTATTCTCCTTCAAACAATGGGCTAAACCCATCATAACGATATTGTAACCCTCTAATCTGTAATTCATCTATCTTACCTATAATCTTTATCTTATTCTTTTCAACCTTAACAAAGTATTCATCTAAATTTATAATATCAGTATATGGAAACTCTTCTAAAATATAATTATTATTCCATCCTGGTACTAATTTACAACTTGCCACTGGATTTTCAGTACATGTAACTCTTACAAATCCAGTATTCTTATCATATAATGCATACATATTAAGAAACAGTTAATGATCTATAGTTTATAAAATGATTAATATTAGCATAAGACATACGACCGCAAGCACCACCACCAACAAAGTGACTATGTCCAGTCATCATATTTACAGTAGATCCTTTAGTTACTGCAGTGTCTGGCACGTCCACCCAAGAACCAGACTGAACTGTTGCTGAGTTGTTTGCACTACCCCATATTAAAGTATTAGAGTATGATAATGTAAGAGTTTTATAGTATAAGTTCAAGTTACCAACATATGAGTTAGTATTATCTTCAGCATGTGACATCTGTCTTCCATTAACAACATTTCCTGCCGCTAAACTTACTGCGATTGTTTCTCCGCCGCAAGTACCGCGTGAGAACACTTGTTGTGATCCATAAACTAAAGTAGAATTATCAGCTGTTATTGACCTGTAACGCAGACCTTGATTATTATTAGAATGGATAAACGATCCAGTCACTATATTACCGTCTGCTAATGTGATGGTTGCAGATCTACTTCCTAAACTAGTTGCAAATATCTCTTGCACTGAACCAGTAGTTAATGTGACTATACCTCTACCAGCAAATCCAAATGCTCTAGCAGATAGTGTGCCTGTAGTTATTAATGGCATTTTAACCCTTAAGCAAACTTAGTCAATGATTGTAAAACTGTAAATGTATTAGCAGCAGTCTTAATAATGCTTAATACGTATATATCCAAACCTGATGTATTACCAGATGTTGGTGTAACACCATTTTGCCATCTAGGTGTTACAGCACTACCATCAATTGTTAATCCTGTTTGATAGTATGCTGTAGATCCTTGAGCAGCTAAGAAAGTAATAGTTCTTGTTTCACCTACAGCCATAACACTATCTAATGATGTTGAAACATTACCTCTTACATTTAAAGTCCAGTTACCAGTAGCATTAGCAGTGTAATATAAGATGCTTTGAGTTAATATATCATATTGTATTGTAGAAGCAGAAGCTGTTGCTGATACTGTAGTTTTTTCTCCAGCTGTAACTAAATTTCCAATCGATAAAGGAGCAGTTGCTATATATTCTCTAGTTGCAATAATACCATCGGCATCAGGTGCTGTTAGAGTTCTTGTTGTTAGTGTTGCAATATTTGAGATCTGTAAAGCAAGTTTCTTTGACGTATCAACGTTATCAACAATTAATAGTTTATTATCTACGAATGTTTGAGCACCTGACCAAGTTAAATCTGCTGAAGTAATAGAACCTGAAGCACCTAAAGCTATAGTTGTACCATCAATGGTAATAGAACTATTTACTAATTTACCATTAGTTATAGAACCAGCTAGCATTGTGTTTGTAACTGATCCGGTATCACCGGTTGTCACAACTGTACCAGTAACATTAGGCAATGTAATCGTTCTATCTGCAGTTGGATCGACAATAGTCAGTGTTGTCTCATGTATATCATCAGTGCCTTCAAATGTAATTGTTTGAGAAGTTCCAAGATAAACATTACCATTAACTTGAGTTGCTGTAATAGTTCCTGCGGCAAAATTACCGGATGAATCTCTAGAAACTATAGTAGATACTGTATTTGCGGATGCTGCATTTAAACCGTCAAGGGTATCTGCATCTAAGCCAGAACCTGTTCCATCTACTGTCTTAATCTTTGTTAAGATATCAGAAGCTGTATAATCAGAGGAAAGTAATCTAGTACCTATATCAGTATTAAGATTACTAAAGTTCGTATCTATCTCATTGTTTGTAAGGGGCGCGCCCTTAACTGATCTAAGTGTTAATGTTGCCATGTGTCATCCTGTCGATAATTGTTTCTAACTTATTTATTTTGTCTAATAAAAAGTCAAGTTTGTCTTCTTTATCTCTAAGAGCCTGTTTGATCGCTCTATGTTTATGGAGCTTTCTTGTATCAGTCTCTAATATTGCGTTAGATGCAGTATCTCTAACTAAACTTTCATTTTCAACTTTAATCTTCATTAGCTATCCAATGCAATGATTCTTAAATCACGTAATCTAGGCGTATTTGCTCTAGATGTTGATAACATTACGATCTTAATTTGGAACGTATTGAATCTTGTCGTGATTGGACCATCTTGAGGTACACCAAAAGAATCAAATGCTCCTGATGGGAAGAATCTATGCTCTCTAAAGTCAAAGTTATTAACTGAAGATGCTACAGCTGATTCTAATGTCATCTCATACCATAACTCATCAGAGATCGGTGTTGTCTTTTCAGTTGGTAGTGTCTTATAGTAAACCTTAACGTCTGTTCCTGCAGGTCTGTTAATATCTACTGTTACACAAAGATTAGATGCATCAAATCCGTCAGCAAGATTGATTGGATTAGTAATATATCTTGCCAATGCATTACCATTAACGTTTAATCCAGCCTCATTAGTTGAATCATTATTAACAGTATTTAATGCTGTAACTACTGATAGAGCTGCCGCATCCACTGCTGGAGAAACTGCTGTATTTGTAGTTGCAAGTGTTGCTCTTAATCTTAAACTTGGTGTGCCACCGATACCAGATGCAGCCGCTAATCTACGTAAGAATGAGTAATTAATGTCTTGATTGATATTAATTGGAGCCCAATCAGCGTCGAATGTAGTATCAGCATTATATGCTTTTGCATCCCAGGTAATAGTAGTACCTGTAGGTAATATAGTAGATG